GTCCTCAACTGGCATGGTTGCCAGATGTTCTGATGGTCCACACATGAGGTGCAGATGCGGTCCAGAGCTCGTCCCAGAGTTACCGCTGTGAGCAATAACCTCACCTTGACGAACTTTCTTTCCCACTTTGACCTCAGCTTTATCCAGGTGACAGTAAGCAAAAACTCTAAGTCGTCTATCATCCTCACCACCAACCCAGCACCGCAGCTCGACAACATGACCTAAAACTTTGCTCTCATAAACCTTGACGATAGTTCCAGTGCCAACCGCTTTGAGAGGAGTTCCAACAGGCACAGCATAATCAACACCACGGTGAGGACCTAAACCCATTGCTTTACGTTGCTCAGAGTGAGTTCCAAACAAGTCAGTGATCTTGGCTGGACTAACTGGATGTAAAAGAGTAGACATTAGCTAAAAGTTCCAACAGTTGTGAATGTTCCATCGCCAATTAGGTTGAACTTAATGTAACCACCAGTTTCCGAAGTCCAAACGTTATCAACTGCGGTAACAGACATAGACATTGCTGGATAGACCTTTACTGACCCAGTTCCTGTAACGGTAATCCAGCCTCTGCCCGAATATAAATAAAACCTAGAACCTGTTGCCAGAGCAGTTTGAGACGCATAAACGTTAGCGTTACCTTGAACAGTTGCCGAAGTTCCACCACCAGTAAATGCAGTCGTGCTCGAACCATATAGAGAATTAGAACGCAGGTTCACAGTTGGAGACCCAGACACGGTAGTAGTCGTGAATCCCATGGAGGGAGTTTGAGATGGATTACCAGCTGCAAAAACACCTCTAACATAGAATGCGAAATCAAACTCATAAGTCGTGCCAGCACTCAGGGTTATTCCATAAGTTGCTGAACCAATCAAACTTTTAGCAGTAGTGCTAGAGGCAAAATCAAGGGTGTTTACGGCTCTTAATAAAATCATCGCATCTGGAGTTTTAGATAGTGAAGTCCATTGAGTGTTGTAGTTTGTGCCGTCAATCTTTGAGAGAACCTGACCTGTAGTTCCACCAGTAGGGACACCCTGACCGTTAGTTCCATTAGTTCCGTTAGTTCCATTAGTTCCAGCTGGTCCAGTTGCTCCAGTTGCTCCCGCAGGGATACCAAAATTGAAAACCGCAGCTGAGGATGTTCCAGCGTTAGTTATGGTAGGTGTAGATCCAGCAGATAAACCAGTTACAGTTCCAACGGCAATAGTCGCTGAGGTTCCATTAGTTCCGTTAGTTCCAGCTGCACCAGTAGCACCAGTAGCCCCTGTGGCTCCAGTTGGACCTGCTGGTCCCTGAGGACCCGTTGCCCCTGTCGCTCCAGTTGGACCCTGTGGACCTGTTGGACCAGTATTACCTACAGCCACCAAAATAAATAAGACCGAGTGATTGTGGGCAAAGTTTGTAGTTCCAGTTCCAGCCGAGGAAATAAAAGTTACTGGATAAGAGTCCCAAGTCGAGTTATAGGTTGGAGTGCCCGTGACTTCCCATTTCTGGTAATTAGCAGAGTTAGTTTTATCCTGAATGATTAGAATGTCATGTTGATTCACCAAGTCTAGGAATACGCTGTCATCCTGATTATCTGCATCGACATGGTTCACTCTTAGAGCTGTAGAACTAATCTGAGTTGAATTGTTCCAACCTAAATAACTGTCACTTGGATCACCTGATGTTGAAGTGGTTTTCGCTTTGTAATGGTAATGAGTTGCAGAACCGCCAGACGCTCCAGTTGCACCAGTGTCACCCTTTACACCTTGAGGTCCCTGAGGACCAGTCGCACCAGTAGGACCAGTAGCACCAGTAGGACCAGTAGCACCAGTAGAGCCTGTAGGACCCTGAGAGCCAGTCGCACCAGTAGCCCCAGTCAAACCAATAGGACCCTGCTCACCTCTAGCAAAATACACTCTTGCATAGATGGAATCAGGGACGACAACTTTGACAACAGGGTTGCTTGGAATGACAACAGTTACGATCATTTGACTATTTCTGGAGTTACTTCAACCTGCCCTCTAGCAAGTGTCAGCACCTTTCCGGTTGATGTTTGAGTAAGCTCTAAAGCCCAGACATAATCAGTCTTAACTAGGGTTGCAGTCTGAGCAGGTGTTAGTGAGAATCGCACAGAATTATCTGACGTGTTCACAGTAGGGACGATGTCGATGATTGCAGCTATGGATGGATTCTCTCGAATCTGCAACTTAGCAGTCCAACCTGTCAAAGAGAATGCGACACCATCAGCGTCAGTAGGGTAGAACGAACAGTCACCTGCAACACTAGGGAACGTTGAACCTGCAAGAATATGCAAGTCGAACTGTCCATCAGTTACGGTGTAAGTTTCACTCACTTACAGATTCCTCTGCTGGAGTTTCCTCAACCACAGTTTCCTCAACTACAGTTTCCTCAACTACAACTTCACCTGGAGCAGGGAACGCTTTCCAGTCAGTAGTCACTTTAGAGATGATTGGTGTCTTTGCCATTTATTTATCCTTTGTTAGTTTGTCGAACTCTGCCTTTAGTTTGACATGTTCCTTGTGTAAAGTCAGGTATTTGTCTCTCCAGTGATCTAAATCCACTTTTAGAGCGTCAATCTCAGCTTTGAGTTTATCTAACTGCTCGAACATTTCAGCCCTCAAACGTTCCTCAACGCCGATGGACTGCCCTCTACGGTTAGATAGATACTTGAACAGGCTAGGGATAGTTGCACCGCCAGCAAGTCCAGAGAGTATTAGCCAAAAGTTCTCAGGCATTAGATACCCCTCCAAAGTCCCAAAGTCATTTCCCAGTGGTTAGCGTCAATAGTATGGCTGATTCGACTGACTAGGTAAATCTCTTGCAATGAAGTGTAACCTGAAGCTGCAAACTTTACTTGAATTGGACTGGCGACTTCTATGTTTGCAATTGTGGATGGATTGCCGTCATCTCTAACAATTGGTACAGAAACCATTTTTATAGATTTAGGATAATTAGAAGCCTGAGAAACCGATGAAGCCCAAGTACCTAAAGTCGAAATACCAGTGTTGTCAAAAGTAACTTCAAAATCTGCAGCTTGCTCCCCATAGTTTGCAATGGAAGTTGCATTAGTAATAGTGCTCATATCACCAAATAAAGTTTCAGTTGCTTTCACCTTATTGACAATGGAATCCGAATCATAAGTTAAATCTATTTGATCCATACAAACGTGGTTTGAGGAGGTCGAGTGCTGGTTGGAAATAGTTAAGGCACTTGCATCCCAAGATGTTGCCTGTAAAGAGCTGATATCATTTCTGGTTAGATATTTGATGTCATCCTCGTTATTAGCTGAATAGCACCAACCAAGTTCTGCATCTAAAAATTGCGTGAGTATTTCTCCAGCGGTAGTGTCAATCCATTCCCAAGTCCATTGAGTTGTTGCGGAACCACCGCTACCATATTGAACAAGTTGAACCCTATTGTCCACCGCTCTTACCGCTGTGCCTAAAGCATTCATTGCATTACGGAAACTTCTAGCAGCTACGGTACCTGAAATAATAAAATCAGTCAGCCTGGTGTTTAAAAGTATTTTCATAAGATCATTAGCTGTAATCGTTATGTCCAGTTTTTTACTTTCAGAAACATAAGCAATACTTACATTCTGGATCAGCCCATAAAAAAGATAGACCCATGTAGAACCGTTGTAATACTGGATTCTAAAAGGTTGATTGCTTTTATATGCTGGAGCAGTCATCAAGTCGCTTAGGGATTGTTTAGATAGTTTGATAGTCGCAATACCGATATCTGGTTTAGCGAAAACTCCCTGTTCAACAGTTATACCACGGTCAATATCTACGCTGTAAGTGTCTGCTTGAATGGAAAACCATGTACCTGAAAACTTATATTGAACTCTAAGGTCTGTCTTAATATCAAAAACCATTAGTTAACCAGATACTTTCGACCAGTTTTCTTTTCATAGATTTGAATCTCTTTGATGATGTCCGAGGCACTAATTATAGCTTTGTTGATGTTGATTTCATAAGTCGCATTACCTGCTAAAGATGACTGCACTTGAGCCTGAGCACCAACACCATAGATTTGACCTCTCAGCCCAAGAATCTCAGACAACTTACCTGGAGACTGCAAGAGGCCTTTAGCAACAATGTTTCCCTGAGCAGGACCCATAGCAACGATTTCGTTGATGAATGATTCATCTGCACCACGTCTCCTAAGTGAAGCAAGGTTCTGAGCGAAACCTTTAGCAGCTGTCGCAACTCGTTTCAATTTGTTAATCAGGAAGTCCACGTTAAAAATAGTGTTCTCATCCTCACCTCTAGTGCCAAACGCTAGACCAATAGCATCACGGAACTTCTCAGCTGTGGACTTGACCTTACCAACTTCCTTATCCAAAGCCTCACGGACCTTTTCAGCACTTTCTTTGACCTCTTTAGTGACACCCTGCCAAACCTTTTTACCGCCAGAGAATATAGCGTTCAAACCAAAGTCAATAGTCACCTGCTTACCTTTGAGACCGAGGAGAACATTTTTCATTTCTTTCGTAATACGAGGGTCAGCCAGTAGGTCTCTCAAAAGCGTCAATTCATCATTGACTCTCACAATACGTTCAAAGATTCCAGTCAAAGGATTATAGTTTTTGAACCCCTTATCTGTAAAAGTTATTTGATTCGGGTTGATAGCTGCATTCTGAGACTCAGCATATTCATCAGCACCCTCACTTGCCGCATACCACATAGCACCAAGAGTTGCCACAGCAACCACAAGAGCACCAATACCCGTAGAGATGATCGCAGTCCTCAAAGCGATGGTTTGAATCTTTGCCAGTTTAGTTGCCAGTTCATAGGCTTTGACAGCGAATGTAACAGCAAACCAACCAACCTTTAGAGCGACCAGACCAGCGACAAGAGCGATGATTATGTTGGCGTTCTGAATTAGGAAACTTGTAGCGTTAGTAATTAGTTTGCCGATGACACCAAAGATGTTGGCGATGCTCTGCAAGTTTGACTGACCCTCATCACTGGATAAATAATCTGAAAACTCTTGTATTGCTGGCAACAAAGTCATACCAATGGTCTCTTGCAGTTCACCAAAGATGATGCTGATTTTCTTGTATGGATCGTTATTAGCTGCAGTCTCAGCTGCACCTTCAAAAGTTTTATTTAGTCGTGACATGTAGTCACCGGTGACGTCAATACCTGGAATAAGTTTCTTTAGTGAGGTGGTGTTACCTGTATAGGCTTTAGACAAAGCACCGACAACAGTTCCTAGGTCTTTACCTGTTCCAGCCGAAACATCCAGAGCAGTGTCAAGTAGAGCCTGACCACCAGCAAGAGAACCTGTTGCTCTAACAGCCTGAGATAACGCTGGACGAAGTTCAGTGTCTAGCACCGCAGCTGAGAGCTGTGTTTGACGAATGTAACTTTCAGCAGACTTGATAGCAAGATCACTTGCACCAGTAGTATTCCTGAGAGCATTAGACAAAAGTGCCTGGCTCTTGATGTCCTCAGATGCAGCTTTAGCAGACTGTTTTAGAACTCTAGTTAGAGCTGCAAAACCAGCCGCCAAACCAGCTGCACCAAGTGCTCTATTTAATCCACGTCCAACATTGTCGGCAGTTCTCTGAAACTTCTTTAAGTCAGCAGATACCGCAGCTGTGGTCTTAGAGAGTTTATTGTTACCAATAAAATTGACGACTAGGTTCTGAGCCATTACTGTTTCGCTTTCAATGCTTCAGTGATTGCCCGGTACTCACGGAGAGTAACCGCCTTAGTGTCGCTGAGGGTCATCCCTGCATAGACAATCATAAACGCTACTCTTTCCGCCTGTTGGTCGGCAATTACTCTTTTGGGTCGGATTCACCTGTGAACAGTTTGTTAGCCTCTGATAGTGGAATACTGCCAGCCTGTTCCAAAGTGAATGATGGATCTTGTCTTTTTTGCATGATGTAGATGATGGCTTTAAGAGCTTTACCTTTAGCCTGTCCTGCATCAAGTAACTGGTCGATAGATGAACCGGTAATCAGTTCAATCTGCTCAACCTCATCGAGGGTTAGTGATTCGAAGTCGAATGTCTGGGTGGTCATTATTTTGCTCCTGGTAGTTTGTCAATGGTTTCTCGCATGAGTTTCTCATAGTTCTTGAGGATCTCATCTTGAGTATAACCTAGAGCCTCGCTAAAGAATGGTTGCGGTTTGATACCTCGGTAAGTGCCAGGTCTCAGAGTTCCTCTGTGACTGCTGGATACAACTTTCCAACCCCAGTGAATAGGGTTAGCGTATGGAGCCATCTTTCCACCAGCCTGAACACTCGCACCATACTGAGTCCTACGAGGACGAACAGTTGATGCTAAAGTTCCAGTCTTTACGGGTATGAGAGGTCTCGCAGCTGCAATCAGAATCATAGAGGCTTGATAGCCTGGCTCTGTTAGAACTTGACGGCTTGCACCGAGTTCTTTCATTGCCTTGATTGTAACTCCGAGACCCTCAACAGA